GCAGAACCTGCAGTTCCTACAAGATCTCCAGTTGCATTTGTTGATGCTTGGAAGAATGTATTTCCAAATTCATATGCATCCGCAACAGTAGTTCCAAGACCAACTCTAATTGATCTAGATTGAGGAATAATAGGATCAGGGGTTAATTTTGCAATCTGTGCATTTCCTCTAGTGAGTTCTGGACTATAAAACTCAACAGATCCATTATCAATAAAGTCCGCTCTATAGAGAGTAAACTTGAGATCCTCCCATTGACTTGGTTCCCATGTAGAAGCATTCTGTGATTTAAATAGAGATCCAAGATATGGTTGGTTGGAGATAAATGTATCAGTTAAAAGATCATTTTCCCCAATTCTAGAAATATAAACACTATACTTGGTGGAATTAGATGCTAAACATACTGCATACTCAGTACCTCCCTCAACATACACAGGTGCTTTGAATTGAATGTTAGTAGCAATTGATCCATCAGCTGATGTTTGAACATCATTAGGATCTAAAACTATTTCAGAGAAAGGAAGAACTCTTGAACTTGGTGAACCATTTATCATAGTTCTCAACTGGAATACAACAGGAATATCCATGTCATCTTTAGATCTGAAGAAGACATCACAACTAGTCAAGAACACTCCTGTTTCATCTTCTACTAAGAAAGATTGTGCAAGTGGGTCATACCAGGTAATAACAGTTTGAGTTCTTGTTCGAGAAGAAATAACTCTACTATTAAGAACTTCTGTTCCAAGATCTCTACTAACATTTCTACTTTGGAATTCATTCTTAAGTTCAACTTTTGCATTTCTAACAGAAATAATATTTTCTTGAACTGTTTCTAGAGTACCAGATGCACTGAATGCTTCTTCTGAAATTGTAGTTGCATTATCTTGATTATTATCAATATCATTGGTAAGAGTGAAAGTCTTAGTTCCACATTCAAATCTTGGGAAAGTAATATTATTAGGATCGGGAATATAATAACTACCAATTAAAGTGGCAGATAAGTCAGAAATAAGTCTGATATTTTCGATAGTAGCAGTAGCACCACTTGATGATCCAACTAGTCGCATTCCTGATTTTACCCAACCATAGAAATCACCTCTTGCTTGAGATGCAAGAGAAAATGTATCTACATTGACAATAGTAGAAGTGGATGAGTATGATCCAGATAGTGGAATATTTAAATATGGATTTTCTACATAAGTTTTAGTTGGTGCATCATATGGACCTTCTCTATGATTAGATTGGGCAACTCTAAATCTAATGCTTGCATTTGATTCTGCAGATGTTTCAGCAAGACCAGTTGTTTCCATTTCACCAACAATTGTTTCACCAACCTGGAAAGTTCCAGATAACATGGTAATTTCCAAAAGTTTAGGCACACAATACTCAGTAATATTAACACCATCAAAGAATCCATACATTCTAGTAAGTGGTTTCATTTTCTTAGAAACAAATTCAACGTTTCTGGATCTCATATATGGAATAAGATCTCTACTTACAACTCTGTCGCCGACAGACTCCATATCAAACGATTCAGTAACAATAGTTCTGACACCAGATCTTGAAGTAGTTCCAAACTGTTTTGTAGATCTAATATCTTCTTCAACAACTGAATCTGTAACTTGTCTGGTTGATGTTCTACTCAATCTCATGTACCACATTCTCTCGTTCTGAATTACATCAGGACCATTTTGAATCACATTTTGTCTAGTTTCCTCAACAACTTCAACACCAGTCCAATTGGTTTCCCAAGAATCCCAAATCATAGGACCAAATCCTGTTTGAGGATCAATTAGACCGTTTTCGACATTTTGATCAAATACTTCATTATAATTACCCTCAGTTTCAATAATTTTTGCATCAAGTCTGGCAGTATCTACCCAGTTATCAGAAGATGGAGTGAGTTCTAATGTACCATTCCAAAAACTAATGAGAAAAGGAGTAACACTTTCAGTTCTTGTAGCAAAATTTTGTTTAATAAATTCTACTTCAGAATAGTCAAGGGTTACTATATCATTTTGTTTTCTTACATTAATACCTTCAATTTCTGCAAAATTTAAATCATCAGTAGGATCTGTATCAATAACGGGACCAAATATTAAATCAACAGAATTTGTATAATGTCTTGGTCTTAATTCGTTAAACTTTCTATCAATAGAATTATTGACACGAAGATTAAGTTCTTGTGCGCTAAAATCATTAAAGTTGTCAACAAAGAAACCAGACTTAAATCTGTTTAAACCATTATTATCTGGAATAAAGAAGTTTGCCGTCTCTTTTTCAAGAAGAGATAATGTAGTATAATATTCAAGACTTTTAATTCTATCTTCAAGTTTCTTGATATCTTGCATCTGATATCTCTTATGTTGCATAAAAGATATGGATGCTTGAGATGGATCATAAAGGAATGGTGGAAGTTCAACCCTACAAATTTCAATAGCATCGTCAATTGGATCAGGTCTAACCGGATCATCAGAAGGGGTTCCATACATTATTTGGAATTTACCTTCTTTTGTAAGATAAACCCTATCAATTCTTCCTTGATAATAACTAACATCAGCCAAAATTGCTTCATCAGATGATAATACAGTGTTTGCTGATTGTCCTGGTGAAGTAAATGACCTACCTAAAAATTCTAGAGGAGACCTAGTATTAGTATTTGTAGTAACAAAAGTAGAAACTCTAGGTCTGATATCAATAATATCAGTATTTCTATTTAATTCTATGTCTTTAATTTCTGTTGTATAGTCAAATTGATCATAGGAGTTGACGGTCGTTATGTCACCATCATCTGTTGCAGAGAAAGAAGCATCCATAAAATAGATTTTCAATTGCTTAGAAGGTGCAGAAGAATCTGCTTTTCTTCTTACTCGTCCATGATCATAGAAAGTTTTTTCTTGACCAGTTTGGAAACTATAATTTGATGAAATATTAAAACTTGGTGTTATTAATGTTGAAACAAGTGCAGATGCCACAGACTCTTCAAATTCTACAGTTTCTCCTTCAACAAAACTAATTTCATTTTTAGGTATAAAAGAAATATTAGAATTATCTAATTTTTCTGATACAATTGCAACAGCACCACTTGTCTGACCAACAAACCTTTCTCCAATTAAAAGTTCCTGAGATGTGGTTGATTGGGTATTAATTGTTTGTAAAGTTACTTGCGGACAAGAAGCCGCAGAATTGTCTGAAGATTCATAAATTCCATGAATTTTAATTATATCAGGAGCATTTAAAGAAATGACTTCATCTTCAACTCTAGTACCAAATGGGAAAGATCCATAAGTCAATCCATTGTTCAAAGTTGTTGTTCCAATTCCAGACCCAACCAATTTAGATTTATCAACAATTATTGAACTAACTCTATTTTTAATTTTTTGTTTTGCTTTTGGTTTAACTTTTCTTAGAGAAGCAATCAAGGTGGCGTTACTGTTAGATCCTAAATCACGAATCTGCAGTGTTTTACCATTAGGAGAAATGTCTAACTGATCACTATTTAATGATTCAGTTGTTCCATCATCTCTAATTAGCAAGTATCTTTCTTCATCAAACGGTAAGAAAGTTTCATTTGTATCCGCAACTACTTGAGTAGTAAGTTCGTTACTTGCGATAATTACATCAAAAGTTTTTCTAATTGTTAGTGATGCATCATCAAGATTAATATCGGATATATTTATCTTTGATAATGCAGTGAATAAAGAATCATCTGAAGATGGTGCCAAATCTGTTGTAATAACCTTAAAATCAGTTACATTTAATGTTGCTGCTGGAAGAAGTCCGCTGGATATTCCTGCAACTGAAGTTACACTTTCAATATCGATATGTGTAGTGCCAACACTAACAACTCTAGATACAATTGGATCTTCTGTAAGAAGTCCAGATGTAGTATTGTCGGTATATTTAATTAGATCGTTTTCTTTTACTAAAGTTCCTGGGAATGCAGAATTGTTACTTCTTACAGTACTAATTCCTCCAGAAACAGCACTTATTGTTGCAATTCCAACAGTAAACTTAGTTGATTGAATTACATCTGCACTAAATGTGTTAATACCTACTGACGAATCATTTCCATCATATCCAACCATTCCATAAACAGATTTTGCATCTGAAATATTATGCTCAGTGACTGCAATAGCAATCCTTCCGTTATCAATACCGTTAAATATTAGTCTTTCATTTGGTATAAAAGATCCTTCAGATTCATATACTGTAAGTGCTGTTCCAGCGTTAACTTCATATCTTAAGAATCCCGTTGCTCCACTATTAGCACCTTTTACAAAAGTTGGAGTTGATAATGTATGTGGTTGGTTTAATGAGATTTCTACGTTAGTTTGGATATCATAAAGAGCAAGATTCCACTCATTTAAATTTCCATCAGATGTATTATATGAACCAGACTCCAATCTAAAATCATAAACCCTAGCAACTCCAACTTCGTTGCCAGGAAGAGTTTCTTGATTAGATCCTACTCTTTGATCTCTAAGACTTACAAAATAAGTATTTCCTAGACCAACCACTGGATTTCTATAAACTCTATTGAGTCTTAGAGTAGGACCAGTATTATAAATTATACTTTGATCTTCAATTGTCCTAGTTGATCTTGGTTTATCTACATCTAAGTAAACAGCACTTAAAGATTCAATTTCATATCCCTTTACATATGCTTTTCCTGGAGAAATTTTATATAACGCAAGAGAATCGGATACAGTTACCCCACCAGGAGAAAATTGCCCTGCATTAAAAATTCCACCATTACCAACTCTATCGTTTAAAGAGTTTGTAACAGTTACATCAAATGGTTTAACATAATAATGTCCAGATTCATCAAATGTTCTTCTAGCAAGAACATCTGTTAAATCACTAAACCCAACACCACCACCTGCAATACTCTTTCTCTTGTTTATCTGAAGAGCACCATTAATAACTGTTGCCAGTAAAATAAAGTTATCGTCATTAAAATCATCAAGTGCTTTTTTAAATAAATTTACACTAATTCTTAATCTATCTGCTCCAGGTGCAGCATAATTATTAAATCCCTGAGAATTATCATTTAATTCTTCATCAATATTTGAATTAACAACACTTTCGTCTATTAAAAGACCGATCCTATAATTTGGAGTAGTAGTGTACTGATCTAGTATTAAACTTTCTTTATTTACATTTACAAAATTTCCTCTTATAAAATAAACTCCACTATCAATTTGAAATACTGATCCAGTTGCAGCAGCTGCTGATGAAAGCGTTATTGCAACAGGAGTTCCCGCTGCTATTGTAGAATTTCCAAGTAAACCAGAAGACAAAGAATCTGTGCATGTTAATGATTCTCCATCACTAAAAGTTTGTGTTGAATTATTAGAAGTGCTAGAGGTTAAATAATTGATGTATAGTGTTAGATTACCCCTTTCAGAATCTTCTGGTAATATAACACTATCAACAAACGCTGTTACACCTGAAGTTTGACCTGTTATTTTTGTTCCTACTAGTTGGTCAACATAAGCAGATACAGGAACACCTTGATAAGTGTTTTCCAATTGCACACAATAATATATTTGACTATATCCAGTATTTCCTGGGATTACCTTAGATCCTTCTTTGAAAAAATGTTGACCAAATTTTTCAATTTGATTTTGCAGTATGGATTGTAGAGTTGTTAACTCTCTTGCTTGGACAGGAAATCCAGGTTTAAATAATACCTTATGGTAATCATTAGTTGCATCAAAATCGTCAAAATATGGTGATACGTTGAGGTTGGTTTGTTGAGGCATAATTCTTTAGAACTGCAAAATAACTTTTATGTCTTCTTTTTGATTCGATGACCGGGTTATAGACGGTCTGTTATCAACGTAAATAATATTGCCAGAATGTTTCTTAACTTCTGGATTAGAAACACCATTGGCAAAAGTTTGACCAAGGTAGTATGTACGATTATTTATTACAGTACTTATACCCGAAAAACTAGTATCAATTGACAAATCTTGACCTGTAGTTGGTGATATTACTAAAGATCCTCCCGTTCCTGGACTTGAAGAAAATTCAGTTAAATCAAATCCATATGTAGGTTGAGTTTGTGCAGTTCCCACAGTATTAAATCCTGCAAGAGATCTATCTTGCCAATATTTTAAAACTCCAGTATTTTGGTCATAATTTACAACCCTTCCCACTGCAGTTGTTCCTGTAGAAACACTTTGAATAAAATAAGAATCTCCTGAGAACGTTGCTGTACTGTATCCAGCACCAACCAATTTTAAAGCACCAAGTGAACTTGCTTTATCTGCAGAAAGATTTGAAGATGATCCAAATTGTTGTGGATTTTCTACTACACCAACTCTTGAGATTTGGTTTCCTGTTATAAAGTCTGGATTTGTGCTGTCATTCTCAATTCTAGAATATAATAGAACATTATATGCACCAAGTTCTCTATAGATATCTGCACCATGCCCACCTTGAGGTGGAATGATTACATTAAATGTTGGTCTTGTAGTTCCTGTTGGAACACCACCAGCAACTAAATCAACATTTCCATAGGTATATTCAGATCCTTGATTAGAAACTGTGACAGAACTAACTTGTTGATTTGCATCAATAACGATTGTACACTCTGCTCCACTACCATCACCTTTAATAGGAACGGAAGTATACACACTATTTGCAGTACCAAGACCAACTCCTTTATCAGTTATTGTAACAATTTTAATTCCACCATCAACAGCATTATCTCTTACAGCCGAATTGTCTGTTGAAGTTGTCCAATCTGTTGGGACTGGCATAAAGTCTGTTGATTCGAATTTAACAACTTCACTAGGTTTAATTGTATAAAGGTATTTCCAAATATAACCATCACCACTTGTTCCAGCAGATCTTGGTTCTAAATCGGTAAAAGTTGGTTCGTCTAAAGATGGTCGTCCTTCTGTATTATCAGGATCCGTACCATTCTGCAGACAAATATATACTCTAAAATCACTATTCAATACAAAATAAGATGCAGAATAAAGGTTGGTAGCACCAGAAACTACAGCAGTGTTTGATCTACTATAATCATGGCGATACATATCATAAGTTGTTCCAGAAGACCAATTTAGTTTTTGAACAACTTGTCTTGCATCAGCAGTATTGATTTTCTTCAATGCTACCATAGTATCCCAATAATCATCCTCCTGACTAAAATTATCTTTCGGAGCAGGTGGATCAGAATCCCAATCTTCTTGGTAATCTTCAGCATTAGTCAATCCAATAAAAGAATAATAAGAATTGCCAGCATTTGATACACCAGCAATAAAATTACCTGCATTTAAAATTCTAATCTGATCAGTTATAATAGCAGCCATTTTGGACAGAGTTTTTCTTTATTTATCAAGTATTAAACAATGTAATTTTTAAATTTCAAGGAATTTGATCTAGTGACTAATGTTGATGTGGAAATACCAGTTCCCTCAGAAATTCCAATTCCACTCAAAGTATAAGAATTATAAGAATTAGATTCTGATCTAGCAGTAAGATCTATTCTTCCCCAACTAAAGGATCCAAAATTATCAGAAGTTGTTATTCCAGAGAATCCATATACGAAATCATCAACTTCGACAAATAGTCTTCTTACATATGTAGATATTCCAGAAATACTAGTTGAAATGGATACTGCGTTGGACACTTGATAAACATTGTCTGCAAATGAAGTTCCAACTCCAACAATATTACCTGAGGAATCAAAAGAAGTTACGGAAGTAGATCCAAGTCCAACATTAGAATTTCTAATAATAAAGTAATCATTAGCACTAATAGAACTTATAGATAATGCAGTTCCTGCAATTGTAGAATCTCTTAATGGAGAAGCATATGGAATGTGAATATCAAATATGAGTTGAGTGGTTCCAACACCAACAGCGGTTGTTCCAAATCCAACAATAATTCCATTATCTCCAGAGTAAGAAGTTGCAGTTACTTCCTCTTCAGAATAGGTAGGTGGAGAAATAAGAACTGTAGGTGGATTTGTATAAGTATATCCAACACCTGGACTTGTGATAGCAACTCCTGTGACTGTTCCTTCAGAACTGATAGTAACATTACCGAATGCTCTAGTAGTTGTTCCAACACCAGTAGTTGAACCAAAACTTACAGTAGCAGTTGTATATCCAACCCCACCATCAGAGATGACGACAGAGGAGATAGTACCAAATCCAGAAACAATTGCAGTAGCTGCAGCACCAGACTTGGTTTCTTGTCTTATAAATTTAATTTTATTTTGAAACTCAAGACTGGTATCATTTTCATTTTGAGAGTTAAAAATAGGTCTTAAATTATCTACATAAACTGCAGTAGATCCAACACCTACAGATTTGATAAGGTATGCACTAGGATTAATAACTGGTTCATACAATTCTCTATCTTTACCAACACCAATTTGATTAATAAAGACATCTTCAGTTTGCCTACACCAATCAACAGGTCTTTCAAGAGTAATATCAGTAGTATTTCCTGGACCATCATACGGATTGGTATCGACAGTATTTGTAGATTTAACAAACTCTACAATTCTTTCTTCCTCAGTAAGGTATGATGCTTGTCCAATTGATCTATCACTCTTAATCTGTAAACTATCACCTTTTTTCACTGTTTCAATAACATTTCTAAAGATAACATCAGAATCACCACTTCCTTTATAAAAAATAATATTTACCGTATCACCCAACTTTAAAGATTCAGTAAAGTTAATACTGCTTCCTCCACTGAATGTATATCCTTCATTAGGAACTTGGAGTATATTATTGACAAATACAAGTAATACGTCCTCAACATTAATTTTAGATCCTTTACCTGCAACAATTGAAACTATATCTCCTGCTACTGTTAGTGGGAAGTCTTTTCTTACTCCATCAATAAATTTATCAACTCTATCTAAAACTTGCAGTGTTCCTAATGACCAACCAGAGAATGAATCAACATGAACTTTATCAATTGTCAATTGGAATTCATTTCCAGAATAAGATGATGTAGTTGGAATTCCAGTTGTTCCTCCTATTGCAACTGTCAAAATTTCACCGTTACCGTACCCATAACCAGTATTTTGCAATTCAAAATCAATAACACTAGATCCTTGACCAACAACAATATTTGCTGTGGCATGTGTTCCAAATCCTAATGTAGAAGAAGAACTATATTCTAATGGCATATTAGAATAACTGAGTGGATCATCAAATACAACATCAAGTGGTTTATTAACTTTACCACATCTTGCATAGAAGTGTTCTCTAGTTGAAATTCCAGTATTTACCTCAAAAGAAGTATTATTAATAATTCTTAAAACATTAGTTTCTCCTGCAGCAGGATCTGTTCCACTAGCAGAATTATTTACATTTCTAGGAGCAATTAATGCTGGTTGAGCAACTCCACTAGAACTATAGAATGTTGGAACAGTTGAAACACCAGCATTAATTACAAATTCAGTTGCACTGTTAACTGCGATTACTTTAGATCCACAATATGCAGGGTCAGTTGTTCTTGGATAAACATGAGTAGAAGATCCACCATCCAATCCACAAGTAAATGCTAATCCAGTAAGAATAACGTCACTCTTCTGTCCAGTAGTAGATAGATTATGTGCAGAAGATGTTGTAACTGTCATAATACCAGTTACATTGTCATAAATTGCATTCGAAACATTAACAGGACCAGAACCAGTGTAATTGCAAGTAAATGCGATTCCCGAAAGTGTAACTTGATCGTCACTAGAAAGTCCATGACTAGTAGAAGTTGTTACTGTGGTTACTCCACTAACATTATCATACAGAACATTTGATATATCTCTTGGAGCATAGAATACTCTATCAGTAGATATGGAAACTGAAGTAATGTTTCCGTTTGAAATTACTGCTGTTCCAATAGAGACAATATTAGACTCGGACACAGAAGAAGTTCTTATTGCAACATTGACAGTTTGAACTCCTACTCTATAACCAGATCCACTATTTCCTATACTAATTGAAGAAATAGTTCCAAGACCAGATACAATAGCAGTTCCTCCAGCAGATACTAATGGTTGATAACCAAGACCTGCATCTGAACCTACTGAAATAATAATTCCTCCTTTAGGGAAACTGGAAATTCCCACATCTGGGCCTAATGGAATTGTGTCAGTTCCTTGGAATGCAATAGAAGTAATTCCAGATTGTTCATTTAAAGTATATTGATCTGTTAATCCAGGAGACTGGAATACATCATTTACAAGAATAATTGCATTTTCTGTTGATATTCCAGATACATTGGATCCATTTTGCTTAAGATCAAATTCAGTTCTGGTTGCATTGAATCCTGAAGAAATATTATCAAAAATATAATTTTTAGAATAAGATTCATTTGCAGTGTTTACAATACCAGATCTCATGAAAGATCTTCCTTGGAAACTAGATGATGTAGTAATACCTATCCAATCTCTTTCATCTGGCGGATTTGTTGTTGATCCTATAGGAGTATTTCCAAATGGAGCCTCAACAAAATTCAATTTATTATCTACAATATTATACTGTCCAGAAACTTTAGTAACTAAATCACCAGTAGCAGCAGTTCCTATTCTTGTACCCATCCATTCTCTACGAACTCTTATAGTATTTGTGCTACCAATACCAATACCTTCTATTTTCATAATCTCATCACCAATTTGAATAAGATCAGATCCAAAGAAAGATGTAATTCCACTAAATCTCAATATATTATCAACTGTTAACATTTGATCAGCAAGTGTTGTAGTTTGAGATGTAGAAACTACAGGTGATTGGATAGCATTATCTAAAGCAACAATAACTTTTGCATTTTGATTAGTTGCTATGAATCTATGAGAAGTACCAATACCAACACTTTCAAGTTCAACTATCTCTGGGATAGGCTTAAGTGCATTTTCGGCACTAGAGGCAATTTTAATAATATTATCATCAACTTTGACAGCAAATATATTTTCTCCAGGTAAGAAAGTTGTATTGGCAACACCAACAAAACTAGTTGTTTTAATG